GGATCTCCTATCAAGGCTGCTTTTGAGAGCGCTTGCGTTGGAGCTGGATTTGCTCCGTATCGCTACGCTCTTTGTCTAGGATTGGAATATATCGAATTCACTCTTGACGAGTTACTCGGTGATTTCGTCAGAGACGACATAACTCCCACATTAGCTGCTAGCCTGCCTGATGAGCCCTTTTTGAAGGTCCTTAACATGTTGACTAGCGTCGACGCTATGTTACGTTCTTCCAAGGAGCTCCAGGCCCTTAAGCATGCATCACGCGCACACACTGAGGCAGGAAATTCATATTGTGACATGCAGATTGTTTCTTATCCAGAAATGGTTGAGTCATATTCTCCTCAAGTCAATTGTGAAGTGGCAGTAGCTCACATCGAAGCCATTGTGGCCCCTTACAATCGTTTGGGGATTCGCAATAGTGCAATAATGATGAAAGTTATCACTGCTCATTTGTTGGGAATGAACTTAGCCATGATCAAGATTTTGTGGTCTTACCTTAAGTGGTTTTACTACGACCCAGAGAACGGCCTCGCTCCTTATCCCTTCGTTTGGCACAGAGTGGCAGAATATTGCCAGCTGTCCGTGGATGATGATTGGAGAGAGCCTTTGCCTCTGTGCGTTGGAGCAGTTATTACTGACGTCCAAGCCTGGATGTCTGGTAAGGCCTTGAATCTGTGGGCCGGACACGCGCTCGCTACAGGTGACTACACCCCTGTTTTAATGTGCGACCTTCCACCCGCTATTCAGCGAGACGCTATTACGGCTACGTACGTTCGCATGCCCATTTCGGGCGCTAAAGGGTACGTTTGGGTTAGCTCGAACACTCCTTTAGCTTCTGACGGCCTTGACTTGTGGAACACCATACAATATTTTCTAGTTATTGCTTTGGGCCCGGGGTATTTTATCGTTGCCCCATGGTTCATGAACATGCACTCAGAAAGATCTGATGGTAAAGTAGTTGTTAAAGTTAGATCGCCTGACACCAAGCAGTGGGTTGTATTGATGAGCGTGGCTTTAGCCTCGCTCCCTGGAGCAACCGCAGCGACACCCGTCACTATGGACGTTAAGTCTTCCGTGGCTACCGGTGCTACTGCATTTCTTTGCTTCTTGTTTTTCCAAGTTCTTTACAGATATTTTCCTAA